TCAGCCTGATAACGGGGGCGAGCCGGCATTTTGACTTCTTTTAAGGAAGTCCTTAGAGGGCGCACTATGGGTGACACCCTCAAAGCACCTTCTTACCATTTTTATCGAATAAATGTCCGTCAATAATTTTGTCTCCCGGATCTAACTGAAATCCCCAGTCACAATGCGTACATTGCGCCTGATGCCCAGCAACTCTAATAAAGAAATGCGGTTGGTCAAAGAAATGCACTTTCGGTTGTATATTAGTGTGAATATCTGCTTCCACCCAAAATTCCTTATCATCTGAGCTAGGTAAATCAGCTAGTGTTGGTTTCATGTTTTAGAATCTATATGTCGATAAAGACGCATTGCCTTTAGGAAAACCGTGCCTACTATCTGCATTTACCAATTTTCCACCCGATGCAGTAACTAATGCTGCTGCTATTCCATTATCTGAAAATGATTTAGTTTCCCCAGGTCCAAAAACGTACTCAATTCCTTGATAAACAACTCTTACCGTACCTAATTCCTCCGTTGTTTTGGTAGGATTAGTAGTTATATTTCCATTTATATCTCTTTCAAACATTCCTCTATTTGTTATATTTGTGCTCATAATTTACCTCCTTTCTTATTTGGCCTAGCTCATTGCCTCAGCTAGTTTATCTGGATGTTTCCCTTGTTCTTTTTCGGTTAGGAACTCCGCCTCTTTAACCTTATTATCGATTTGATCCAATAAATCGGTATAAGCCTGTCCATAAGCCCATGCTGTTTTAGCAGCAAAGTTATACTCCTGCTCCAACTGGAACTTGCGGGGATCCACCACCGCTTGCTTGATTTGTGCTTCCAATAGGGGGAGTAGCACTAGGTGCCACCCCTCCGTTAGGCACATTTCCGACAGACGTTGCCCCTCCTGTTGGCGAAGCGACTCCTCCTCCGTTAATTTGATTTTGGCCATTTGGTTGTACACCTCCCATCGTCGGCTGTTGAGCCGGTAGATCTTCAAAGAAAGCTTCCGCATCTTTGATTACATTAGTTGCTTCGATTGCTCTAGTAATAATTTCTTCGTATTTTGGTCTCTTGCCCTCACCAGCCAACCCTTGAATGATTACCGGATTGGTAATAGTTGCGATAAGTGCCGCTAATTTCTGTTCTACTTGTTCGGGTTGAGGCGCGGCCATTGATTCAATATCGGGAATATAGTCGTAGTTGCCCATCAAATCGTTGGGTTCAACAATTAAATTTCCCCCTCCGCCATTAGCGTCAGGCATGAACTTTGGTACTTCCAATGGATTTCCCTGTTGATCTGCTCCGACGTTAACTGCATAAACAGGTCCTGGGGGCACTACAGGGGCTTGTTGACCCATAGCTAAAGCGTTTGCTGAGGCTGTAGCATCTTCTTGTGTTGGTCTAATATCCCCTAATCCTTGCCTGGTAAAGAACTCAACCGCGTCTCTGCCAACGATTCTAATAATCTTTAATTGATCAGCCTTAGCTTTGAACATAAACTGTTGGTTCATGGCATGCCAAAGCATAATTTGCTCCTTTAAAGCTTCTGCTAAAAAGATTTTATTCATGTTATCCCGGACGTTACGGGTAAAAGCGGTATTGTTGATTTCCGCAGCGGTTACCCTACCGTTATCCTGAGTGGGATTAGCTGAGCTCATCTGTTGTGAAGTTTCTCCCCACGCACTCATTAAGCTACCCACTAATGTTTGATAGATAATTTGGAAGTTATTTGACACATCTGCGCCCATTTTCATCACCTGAGCATCAACATTGGGACTATTCATCAACCACTTGGCTTCGGGAGACCAATCTAAAGTATGCATCCTGACATTTAGGGGATTGACATGGGTTGGAGGACGTAAGGCTAATGCCAACCAGTCATTATATGCCGATAAGTGGGCGTTTAGAGCTTTGATTTGCTTTGAAACTGGCTCAAATTCGTTAACGCCATACAAATCGTCCTGTAGAGGATAGTATTTAAGGTGAACAACATGCAACCCACCATCTTTATAGGGATTTTTAATATCTCTGATAACTACTCCATACTTTCTGGCAATCGAAATCCACCTATCATTTCTACGTTCATGTACAATTTCAATCGTTTTGTTGTAAATGTCCCGTCCCAAGAACTCTTGTAATCCTTTAATTTGTTTATTTTTACTGGCAACTGTTCGAGTATCACCGCTTCCCTTGATATCGTCGCGTACGGAGTTCTCTAATAAGTCTAAATTCTTATAAATTGGGTCTGTCCTAGCGGCATTGTTAATGTTTTGCAAATCTTTTAAGGTTAAATAGTCTCGGTAATCAAACCATTTATTAATAAAAGGATATGAGGGATTAGCGAGGACGTCTCTTGCATTTAAGACTGTAAAATCAGGCCCATCAAAAAAGACTTGTCCACTTCTTTTTTCGTAATGCCAATCAGCTAGGGCAAATGACGAGCCGTACTTCCGTACATTTTGGTCCATCATTATCCACTTAGAAATCATTGATTGCCCTAAACGGGAGTTATCTTCCCACTGATAATCTAGGAGTTCGTTATTAATATATGCGCCCAAACTATCGCCACCTTCTCTTGGAACTAGACGACCCTTTGGTTTTGAGCCAATTAATCTTGCTGATTTCTCTAGTATAACCGTGTAAGGTCGGGGGTCAAACATCGTTGATCTATATGGCCACGATTTCTCGTCGATATGGGAAGCGAACATTTTATCCGCATCATCAAACCCATTCTTGCGGTAGATTCTCGTTTCTAGGTCTTGGGAGGCCATTGAATAATGACTAATAACCTCAGTAAAGAGTTGCTGTTCGTCATCCGTACCCTGAGTAATAATATCTTGCTTTGCCATTTTTACGACTTTGCCACAAAAAAACGAGCTCTTCAGCTCGTCTCAGATATAATCTTGGCGATTTGTTTATATTATAGCACTTTTAAGCAAATAATCAAGTTGTTTCTTCATCGTTACCCATCAATGTTGACATCGGATCGCTATTTTCCCTAACTTGTACGTTGGTTAAGTCTTTTTGTACATGGACTATCACTTGACCCCGCTTATCGCTAGCCGTAATGTTATAAATACCCCTGATTACCTCTGGCAGTATGCGTGCATTAACCTTAGTCTCTTCCAGAAGTCTTACCATATCGAAGATATATTGATAGGGAACCGGCGTTTCAGGAAATAAAGACGCAAACAGGGTTGCAATCTTAGCATCGTTATTGCTTCTCTCCAGTGTATAGGGATCACATTCGATTGTTGGCAGTGATTTCATAAATTCCTTAGTCCTTCCAATACTTCATGGTCACATTTTCCTAATTGTTTCAATTTCTTTAGTTCTTCTTCAGGATTTTCCCAATACTTTTTAACCCAGTATTCTAATGCTCTATATCCCAAACTGCAATTAACATTCTTACTTAACCAATCCTTTAACATTTCTATTTTCACATACTCCATTTCTTATTTAGACCTTCATTGATATTTTTATAATCCCGTCCGTAAAACTCCTCGTCTTCCCTGTTCATGGGGCGTAGAGAGTCAAAACCATACCGGATAGCATCCATACAGTGGTTGAAGATACCGATTGGTTCGTTAATTATCTTTCCATCCTTGTCCGTTTCCCACAAATAGTTCCGGTATTCTTTTAAGAGATTGATACTTTGCTTGGTTACGCTTATCCTCTGGTCTTGCACAAACTGTATCCCTTGAGTAACAGAATCTTTACCCTTAATTGTAGGTAGGACATTTACACCATAAAGTTTCAATTCGTCAATAGATTTCGGTTCAGCGCTATCCGCAATTACTAGGGTTTGATAACTCGGAAGGCTCAAAATAACATCTGCGATCTGTTTATTGCTTAAACCTTTTTGATATAGGTTTTCGTCAATGATGTACCCACCGTTGTAATAATAAATGCTTACTAGGGCACTAGGATCGTTCGAATAACCGAAATCCAAGCCTCTTCTTTCCAGTCTAGCCTCATGGGGTGTTTCATCGATTAATTGCCAGTTGGTATAAACACGCCCCTCAGCCTCTCCTAACTCCCCTAGGCCATATACCTTCCACCAATTCTTATTATGCTGACGGCTCTCAATAGCTTGGACGATATTTTGGTCTAATCCTTCGTTGTCTTTATAAGTTAAGGTAATGAAGTCACAATCTACCCTACCAATTAACTCTGTATATGCCCAAAACTCCTGCACCGGGTTAAAATCCAACCAGATAATCTTTTTAGTCCTGACTTCCAGTTGGGTATAGATTTCATAGCTAACATTATTTGCTTCGTTGATAAATAGGATGTCTCTTCTTGGCCCCCTGACTTTCCCCGGTTGATCTGCACTAAAGAACTCTAACCTACTGCCGTTTTCAAAAGTATAAATACAATCCGTTTTATTCCATCTGTCCGGTTTAAAGTATTTATGCTCTTCCATAATCAAGAGGAAATCACGCATTGCACCCCTTTTTAGATGCGGAAATGTCTCTGATACTACACTTAGAAGTTCATTGGGATTTTGTTGTGCACGCTGTATCATCCAAAGAAGAATTGAGATAGTCTTAGAAGCCGATGTACCGCCCGCTACAACACGTATTCTCTTGCGGAGTGCGAATATCTTATCCGTGGCAGTTGTTTTTATCATTCTGCTTTCAATCCCCCCATTATCGGTTGGACGTTAACTTGAACTAAGGTGCTCGGATCGTTTTCTTTCATCCCATGATTGACTTTTAAGAGAAAGATCGCCATTGCCGCGTTGACTTCCTTACCACCATACATTCCATCATCCATCAGTTGTTGCTTTTGTTTATCTACTAATTTTTTTATTGTCGAAGAAAACTCTTTATATTGATCTGCCCATTGCCGGATTGTCTCACTGGTTATATCAAGATATTGCGCCAAACCCTCGACAGTAGGTAAGCTAGTATTTTCCCTACCGCACTTTGATAGATATTCCTCAATTTTTATAAAGACCTCAGGCCTATATTTAGTTGGTCTTCCTCCTGCATGTTTTACTATAAGCTTATTATTCATCTTGTTCTCTTCTGGTTGTTTCATTCTTCCCCCCATTCTTGGGCCAAGATCACTCATAATATATTTCGTACTTTGGCGGCTCTATCGTTTCAATAGTTTGAAATCCCCTAACCGTTTTTTTACAAATCTCGCACATTACAGTCCAGATACCTTTTCCTACATACCACGCTTTCCAATAATAAAAACATTTATGTTTAAAACTCATTTTTCCTTTTTAGATTGAGAACTAGGCTTACGCAAAAGCATCTCAATCCTTAGTAAGATTTCTATTATTAACGCTAATTGGTTATTTATTTCTCTCATAAATCCTCTTAGTCTAAAGCTCTTAAAGCTGGGAGGCAATCTGTAGCTACGGCCTCAGGGCTTCCCGTATTTTCGGTATACAGAGCATTAGAATTGCCAACCTGACACCCAAACTCTTCGGTTTCCCAGCTTAAAAAGTTCTAGTTAAAATGTTTTTCTAAAATTCCTAGAATCTTATCTAGTTTTCTATCTATATTGTTACTTAATCTACCTTCCGAAGAATTAAATTCTAAAGGAACCAAGGGTTCAAGATCTGAAACTACACGGGAAAGCACGACACCCATACGGCCA